GACAGCTTCATCCAGACCGTTCTCGCGCAGGTGTATGACGAGGAGTGGTCGAATATCCTCAACGCCGCGCCGTATTACACGTTTCAGCAGCTCACGTTGACCACGGATGCCAACGGGCAGATTCCGTTCAGCAGCCTGAACACGGGCAGTGGTGACGCCGAGCGCAACTTTTATCGCGTCTTGTCCGTCTCGGACGGCAACGTCCTGTACAACGAGACGACCTTCCAGTACGTCCCGCTGGCCACGACCACCAATTATCTGCCGACGTATCCGCGCCTGTATTACATGGTCGGGACGAACGTGCAGGTGCTTCCGGTGGCCTCCGGTACGTCGTTGTATATCGCCGTGAACTACAAGCCCACGGCCCTAAACGACCTGTCCTCGGACAGTGCCACGATTGACTTCCCTGACAACAATCAAGGGATCATCACCGCCAGCGCCGCGGCCAAGCTCTTGCTCAAGGGTGGCGCGGAAGTGGCCGCAGCAAACAACTTCCGCAACTTGGCCAACGAAGAACGTCAGTCGATGCTGGACGATCTACGCCGACGCACGATCAATCCGACGCGTATGGCGTACCCCGACCAGAAGTATGATTGGAGCGGCGGCTAATGGCGGCAGGAGATCGCGTACTCGACGCCCAGCCACGCTTTGACGGGGGACTGAACAGCGTTTCTGATGATGCGGCGTTGCTGGACAATCAAGTCCGTACCGCTGCCAATGCGCGGCTGACCGACTACGGCGCGATCAGCAAGCGCGGGGGAACGCGGCGGACTGCTGCGGCCCTCGCCGCGCAGCCGGTCACGGGCGGCTACACATGGACCAAGGACGACGGCACCGTCTCCGTCTTGGCGGTCTGCAACGGCAAGCTCTTTACGTCGGCGTTCAACCCGACGACATGGACATGGACGGAGCAGACGGGCACACTGGCGTCTGCCACCACCTCGTACTTTGCCAACTTCCGTGACGGGAGCGGCAACGATGTGGTGTACATCGCTGACGGGGGACCGCTCAACAAGTGGAGCGGATCAGCCCTGTCCACCAATCTTGCCGGGACGCCGGATGCGGCAGCGATTGCCGTGTACAACGAACGGCTCTGGTCGTGCGGCGACCCGGACTATCCCGACAGCATCTTCTATTCGGCGCTCAACAACGGCGATACGCTGGGCGTTGGCGCATCGGACGGTGGGCAGATTGTCATTCGCACGTTTGGCAACGAAGCGATTGTCGGGCTGGCGTCGATCAACACCTCGCTGCTGATCTTCCACAAGCGCGGTATCTCGCGCATCACGGGCTATGGGCAGGACGACCTGACCGTGGCTCCACAGGCGGTGACGGCGGACGTTGGCACGATTGCCAAGAACAGCATCGTGGCCAGCCAGAACATCGCCTACTTCATCTCCGAGCGCGGACTCTACCGCTGCAACGAAGCAGAGGTGGCGTCGATTGGTACGCCGCAGCAGCCTGATCCGATCCTGCCAATCATCCGGCAGTTGTCATCCACGGACTTCGATAAGATCAACTGCGTCATCAATCGGGCGACGAAGGAGTTGTGGATCACCATTCCCAACTTCGGGTGCTACCAGTATCACACGGTCCTCAACGCATGGTCGGGTCCGTGGGACACGGGCTATACGTCACCGGACACGACCTATCTGTTTGAGTGCCTGAACACGGCAGGACTGCCCATTGTCTTGCGCGGAGATGCCTCTGGGTACGTCAGTGTCTGCGATGCCCCCGGCGTGTTCTTGGATAACGTAGCCAGCGATGGGACGGGTGGAACGCGCTGCGCGATGAGCGTCCAGATGCACCGCCTGTACTGCGGCGACGATGCGCTGGCCAAGTCGTTGCGTTGGGGCTACCTCACCGCACAGCTCAACGGCTCAGACCAGACCCGTGTGCAGTGGAGCACCGGCGAGTCGTTCGGCTCGTACAGCCTGCCGCCGACCTACAGCTCGACATGGGGCGGCGCTGGCACCTACTGGGGCACTGGCACATGGGGTGGCGCAGGCAGTGTGAATTACCGCATCCCGATGGGCGGGACGGGATACTACATCGATGTTACGATCATTGACTCCGGCAGTTCGCAGCCGGTGTTTAGTCGCTTCCAGCTAGAAGCGTTCGCGCTTGGACGGAGATAACGATGGCTCAAACAGTCGCACAGCATAGCGTTGCCTCGTTCACCTCTCCGGTGAATGGCACCAGTCCTATCGACGCCAATCAGGTGCGAGGGAATGACAACACCCTTCGCAGTGGCTACAACGACCATGACGCCGATCCGGGCATCCACCTCCAGTCGTCTGCGCTTGCCTCGCGTCCGGCGGCAGGGGAAGCAGGGCGCAAGTGGCTGACCACGGACACGGGCGTGGTGCGCCTGTACCTCGACACCGGCTCGGCGTGGGCGGACATCAGCTACCTGCCGCTGGCCGGTGGTACCGTTGCTGGCAACGTGTCGATCACGGGGACGCTGGCTGTCACCAACGCCATCACCGCTACGGGTGGGGTGGTTGGCAACGTGACGGGCAACGTCACCGGCAACGTGACCGGCAACGCCAGCACCGCCACGGCACTGGCGACGGCGCGGACCATCAACGGCGTCAGCTTTGACGGCACGGCCAACATCACCGTCACGGCAGACGCGGGGACGCTGACTGGATCGACGCTGGCCTCTGGCGTCACCGCCTCGTCCCTGACCAGTGTGGGGACGCTGGCCAACCTCACCGTCACCAACCCGATCACGGGGAGCGTGACAGGGTCCAGCGGCAGCACGACGGGCAACGCGGCGACGGCCACGGCGCTTCAGACCGCTCGCACGATCAACGGTACCAGCTTCGATGGCACAGCGAACATCACCGTGACGGCGGCAGCGGGAACGCTGACGGGCACCACGCTGAACAGCTCGGTCGTCTCGTCCAGCCTCACCAGTGTCGGGACGCTCACCTCCGGCACGATTGGGTCGGGCTTCACGGCGATTGCCAACTCGGCGCTGGCGAACAGCAGCGTGACGGTGAACGGCACGGCGATTGCGCTGGGCAGCAGCGGCACGGTGACGGCAGCGGCTGGCACCCTGACGGGCAGCACCCTTGCCAGTGGCGTGACGGCCTCCAGCCTGACGAGCGTAGGCACCCTGACCTCGCTGGCTGTGAGTGGCACGACGGCGCTGAACGGGCAGACGTACACATGGCCGTCGGGTAGTGGCAGCAACGGGCAGGTGCTGACGACCAACGGCAGCGGCACCCTGTCATGGACGACGGTATCCGGTGGCGGTGGTGGCACGACGACCTACAGCCTGACGGCTGGCAGCTACCTGACGGGCGGCACGTTCAACGG